TTAAAAAAACAATCAAGAGGGTTACAACCCAGTGATATCAACAAAATAAATTTTACAAAAAGAACCCAGGGGTATCCCAGGGGTATCCCATGGCTAAGGCAACCATAAACCATAAACCATAAACCAAGAGAGAAAAAGATAAAACTAAAGTTTTATCCAAAAAAAACGGGTTTTGAAATTTCTCAAAAAAATAAAAACACTAGCCTTGACAACGGGGTGATGGTTTGTTATTATATTTGCAGTGGGTTAGTAAACCCATAGCTAACCGGTCCGGAAGCAGAAGGGGTCGGTTAGCTTAAGCCCAAACCAAACAAAGGAAGAGAGAGATATGAGCGATCAATATTTGGATTACCCAGTTCCCGATAAAAAACGCAAGATTAGACCGTGGGGCGGGACAAACGAAGTGCGCACGCCAAAATACAGCACCTGGACCGACTCTGCAAGGCACTGTGACAGCGTTAAAAGCGATTGTGAGAAATGCACCATCTGGACACATTACGGCCGCCACAAGGACCACAAGAGCCCTTATAAGCGGTGTTATATGCCCAGGTCGGTAGCAAGGCTAAAGTTATTGAAAAGTTTGGCGGGTAAGGTTTGAAAAGTAATTACTTAGGCAACGTGTAAGAAATCCTTACAAGTCCGAAAAAAGGCACAACAGCCGGTGTACAATGACCCGTATCAATTACGATTATTAGATGAGCCGATAGACAAGGAGCGGCCAAGCGTTTTAAAACTTGTTCAGGGCCAACCGGCTAAAAAATATAAGCAAAAAAAAGACTGGAGTAATAACCCGTTACAGTACGAAACCTGGACACTGGACGCTCAATATTGCAGAGACTCAAAACAAAATTGTGACGGGTGCGCAATAAATTTAAGGTACGGCCTAAAAGATGAATGCCAGATGCCGGAATCTGTTAAAATGTTACAAAAGTTGGAAAATGAAGGCGTTAAGCTACACTTGCAACGTGATGGCGCTTTGATTATCAAAAGACGCAAACATTCAATCTATAAGCACATTTAAGGATTTTATATGCCGTACTCGAAAGGATTGACTGACAAGCAAAAGTACTTTGTTGCTGAGTACCTGATCGATAGCAACGCAACGCAGGCGGCCATCAGGGCGGGTTACAGTGCCAAAACGGCTGACGTTATAGCTAACCAGTTGCTTAGGAAAACTTTGGTTGCTGAAGCAATAGCCGCTGCAAAAGTCAAGCGGAGCCTTAGAACCGAAATAGATCAAGATTGGGCGTTAACCAGGCTGCAAAAGATTTATGACCGGTGCATGGAAGTTGAGCCTGTACTTGACAAAAACGGGGACCCTATAGGCGTTTATAACTTTGCGCATTCAGGCGCAAATAAAAGCGTTGAATTAATCCTAAAGGTACAAGGCTTGTTAAGTGACAAAGTACAACTAACGGGGTCCGATGGTGGCGCAATCAAGATTCAACAAGAAAAGCCCATTGACCCCAGCACCCTCAGCACAGCGACGCTTGAGGCAATCCTTGCAGATACTGCCAGGCGTGCAGGCGGTTAAAAAGCTACTGGCTGAACGTAGTCTAAAACATTTTATTAGCCAGGCGTGGGAACACGTAGAGCCAGGGACGGAATACGTGGGCAACTGGCACATAGACGCCATATGCGAGCATCTAGAAGCCGTTTCACGGGGCCAAATTACCCGGTTGATTATAAACATACCCCCTAGGCACATGAAGTCCCTCACGTGCGCCGTGTTTTGGCCTGTTTGGGACTGGATAAACACTCCCCACAGGCGGTTCCTGTTTAGCTCTTATAACCAGACCTTGAGCACCAGAGACAACGTAAAAGCCCGCAGGCTGATTGAATCTGATTGGTTCCAAAACAACTGGGGCGATAGGGTTACGATTACCTCTGACCAAAACCAGAAAACCCGTTACGATACGACTAAAGCCGGGTTTAGGCTTGCTACCTCGGTCGGGGGGGCGCTAACCGGGGAGGGTGGCGATATCATCTGTTTAGATGATCCAATCGGCGCAATGGACGCTTACTCTGATGCCGTGCGTAACTCTACCTTGCAATGGTGGGGCGAGGCGATGAGCACACGGCTAAACGATAAAAAGCGGGGTGCTTATGTGATTATCATGCAGCGACTGCATGAGGAGGACTTAACGGGGCATATCCTAAGCACGGAAACCGGATGGGACCACCTGTGTTTACCGCAGGAGTATGAGACAAAACACCCCCACCCGATTGTGTCCAGTTTGGGGTTTAAAGACCCTCGCAAAACTGAGGGAGAATTGCTTTGGCCTGAACGCGAGGGCCCTAAAGAAATAACAGAGCTAAAGCACCGGTTAGGCTCAATGGGAACGGCTGGGCAACTGCAACAGCGGCCATCCCCTCCTGAAGGCGGGATGATTAAACGGGCCTGGTGGAAGTTTTACGATACGCTCCCAACCAAGTGGGATAAGCTGATTATGAGCTGGGATTGTGCTTATAAAGACTCTGAAAAAAATGATAATGATTTTGTGGTGGGTCAAGTGTGGGGCCTAATTGGTGCTGACACGTACTTAGTGGACCAGGTGAGGGCTAGGATGGATTTCCCGGCAACGCAGAACGCCGTTATAAGCCTTTTTGCCAAACATCCGGGCGTAAGTGCTAAACTGATAGAGGAAAAGGCTAACGGGGCAGCAGTAATCCAAACGCTGGCCCATAAAATGCCAGGCATAATACCTATCAACCCCGACGGGGGAAAACAGTCCAGAGTGGCAGCAGTGAGCGCATACATCGAGGCTGGCAATGTATACTTACCTAACCCACTGGGTCGAACCTGGGTTAATGATTTTATTGAAGAGTGCGCAAAATTCCCGGCCGGGGCTCATGATGACCAAATAGATGCACTCTCGCAAGCACTCAACTGGTTACATAATCGCCGGGTCATCCGGGGTAAAGTCAATCAAACTCAGCAAGGCACCACCTTATGATATACGGCTATAACGGGTTACAAGCAGCGGCTAACGGGGTTGATCCCCGGGTGCAAGAGTGCCTGTTAAACCGGGCTTATTATCACGATGAGCTAGTAACCATTTTTAAAGATGTTGCAGCATCAGACCGCCCAAGTGTCCCGACGGCGTTACTGTCAACCATTATTAACCGGTCTGTAGAGTCGATATTTCCGGATGAGGCCGAAATCATCCCGCCTGAAGAGCTTGTAGACGTCGTAGATAGCCTACTTGAAGAGACCCAGTTTTATGAAAAACTAGGGCTGATAGGCACTGAAGGTCACGTTACTGGCACTGTAGCGATTAAAAGCGTTTATGAACAGTTAACAAAACAATGGACGTTAGATATTCATCCGGCTGAAGAATTGATATTTGCCACTGATCCATTTAACGCTGAACGGATTTATAGCGTTACGGTGCGGTTTAAATACTTAACCGATGAGCGCAATGTTTCCGACGGCAGCCCTAAGCTGTACTGGCACCAGGAGCGTTGGACTGATAAAGAGCTACTCACCTGGCCTGATCAAATTGTGACAGAAGGCCAATTGCCTGATTATCGGGATGAGGTAGCGACTGTTATCCCGCACCTTTACGGTGAGTTACCGTTAACCGTCATCCGTCATAAAAGACAACTCAACAGCCCATATGGTCAATCAGAGATTACGCCCGCAATGCGGGCGCTTGCCAGACGTTTAGCTATTTCTGAGGCTGGGGTAGATTTAGCCGGTCAAGTTATTAGCAAGCCGATGTTAGTCCGAGTTAACGATGTTGAGCAAAGGCCTATTGTCATTAAGCCTGCGGGGGTTATCGACTTACAGGGTGGGGATACCGAAAACGCCCAAACACCTAGTCTGACAGCGCTAGAGTACCAAGACACCCCAGCATCAATTTTTGAATATCAACGCAATTTAAGGGCAAAAGCGTTTTCAAGCGCCAGAGTGCCTAACCCCGATGATGAGCTTAAAATGCGTATGGGTGCGACTCTTTCAGCGGTCGCGCTGAAGGCTCTCAATCAGCCGTTTATAAAGCGTACTGAAGGTTTGCGCACACAGTACGGAAAGAACGGCGTGGTGGCTCACGTAGAAAAGGTTTTAAGGATGGGGAAACGCTTAAGCCTGCCAGAGTATGCACCTGTTAACGAGTTGGACCCAGCAAGTTATAACCTAGGCTTTACTTTCCCGCCATTTTTTGAACCTAGCATCGAAGAGGTGCAAGCTGAGGTTAACTTGCTTCAGTCCGTTGGATTGCCGCCCGAAACTGAAGCCAGACGTATAGCTACGCTCCTTGGTATTGACAGCGAGGATGTGATCCAAGAAATGATCGAAACCGCAGAAGAACGCCAATCCCTTGGCAGAATAGACCCCAGCTTATTGCAACCAGACCCTAACGCTGGAGCCTAGCCATGGCTGACCCATCGCTGGAGTTGATTCATAAGCAGCAAAAAGAGCTTGAAGCGTTTGAAATCGCACGGGTGCGGCGGTTTATGTCTCTGTTGGAATCAAGCCGTAAAGATATCCGGGCCGCAATCACTGACGCAATGGATGGCGGGTTAAGCACCGCACGACTGCAAGGGTTGCTTAAACAGCTAGATGCGATTGCTCAATCTACTGGCCTCGCAATATTATCAGTCGCTCCAAGTAGCGACCGGCTGGAAGATATGGTCGCACGTCACGCAACTGGCAGTATCGATGTTTTGTATCCGGGCAAAATACTTGTTGCAGACCTTGGCAGGATTACCCCGTCAATCTTGGTCAAATTTGCGGAAAACAACATGGCACTAATTAAAAGTGTCAATGATTTGCAAATGCAAGTTATTAGGCAGGCGCTTTTTAGTAAAGTAGGGGTCGAAGGGCAAAACCCCCGCAAAGTGGCTGAACAACTGGCTGGACCCGATGGGGTTTTTAGAGGCCAGTACTCAAGGATCGAAAATATTATAAGCACCGAAACAAGCACAATCTATAACGCCCAGCACTTGGAAGCGATCCGTAACGTTAACGCATCCGGATTAAGCCTTAACAAACGCATCGTCGAAACCATCGATCGAAAAAGAAATCATCCAATATCGCCACTAATCAACAACCAAGTGCAAGCAGTTGGTAAACTCTACAGAGTAAAGGTTGCTGATGTTGTTGCTAAGGCTCGGTCTCTAGGCCGGGGCGCAAAAAAAAGCGGTGGCGTTAGTGGTATATTTTGGACACAGCAAGACGGATACTACGTAGGCAATAATCTACCAGCACACTACAGAGAGCGGGGAACCATAACCCCCACCAGACAAGATATTAATGCAATATAAGGACCTTTATGACTAGCCAATTTATTAAACAGTTTTACGCTTATGCTGGCGATCCAGTTGATGGCGCCGCACCTCCAACCGTAGCGCCCACCGTCGTTACGCCTGTTGTGGAGCCTCCTACAGCGCCCGTCAACGAGGATGCAAAAGCAATTGGTAAAGAACTGGCTGAACTGCGTGAGTACAAGGCCACGGCCGACAAGGCAAAAGCCCAGAACGCCGAAACAGAGCGGATGGCTAAGCTGAGTACCGACCAAAAGATAGCCGAGTACGAAGCTAAAATAAAGCAATCCGAACGTGAAAACCTGATTATAAAATTGGCGGCTAAAAAAGGCCTTGACCCTGATTTGTTTGACCGTGTACGTGGCGACGACGAAGCCGCAGTGACGGCTGATATTGAGTTATTG